TGCCTTAAGCGCTTTATCGAAATCGAAGGGCTGGGACATGTGTCATTCCTTTTTGATTGTATATTACTGGAATGACACAGAATTTCTAACACTCCCAACTCTAACGCGTAGACAATATCGACATCTTTGTGACGCACTGATCAACGCCGTAAACATGGGGCCGCAATTCCTGGCCATCACCACAGATGGAAGTGAAATGTCAGACAAGGCTTTCTATCAGGCTCAACTGTTGCGGCAGGCTATTGAGCGTCAATTAAAGGTATCTACAGATGAGAGGTGAGTATGCAGGAGTTTATTCTGCACGAAACTAATAAATCGCAATTCTGGTTAGTTCTGAAGCAAATCCTCTCTACCGGCAAACGCTGGCGCATAAAAATCTCCGAGTACCGCGAAAAGCGATCTCTACCTCAAAACAGCCTCTTGTGGAAATGGAACACGGAAATAGCGGAGCAGTTGTCTGCTACAGGCGTTGACCATTTTACCGAAGAAGAGGTCCACGAATGGCTCAAGGACATGTACTGCCCGGCAAAGCCGGTAACGGTATTTGGCATGACGCGTTATGTAAAGTCTACAAAGCAACTGGATATCGGAGAGATGCACAAATATCTGACAGATATTGACCAGTGGGCGCATCAGAAGGGACTGCGGCTGACCATTCCTGACAATTGCGAGTATCGGGATCTTAAGGAGAGGCAATTAGAGTGACGATTAAATCAAACACCCCATCACACGACAAAGACTGCTGGCAAACGCCGATTTGGCTTTTTGATGCGCTGGATATTGAGTTTGGATTCTGGCTGGATTCGGCGGCGAGCGACAAAAATGCTCTGTGCGCTCACTGGCTAACTGAGGCCGACGACGCGCTAAATTCTGAGTGGATAAGCCACGGTGCAATCTGGAATAACCCACCGTACAGCAATATCAGGCCGTGGGTGGAAAAAGCCGCTGAGCAGTGCATACAGCAGCGACAGACGGTAGTGATGCTTGTGCCAGAGGATATGTCTGTCGGATGGTTCAGCAAGGCGCTGGAGAGCGTTGACGAAGTTCGCATTATCACTGATGGGCGGATTAATTTTATCGAACCATCAACAGGACTGGAGAAGAAGGGTAACAGCAAAGGCTCCATGCTACTGATTTGGCGACCATTCATCAGCCCTCGCAGGGTGATAACTACTGTATCTAAACATGCTCTGATTGCGATGGGGCAGGGTGTCAGGAGTGCCGCATGAAATACTGCTACCGATGCGGAGAAAGCAAAGACGATTATCGATTCCGGCCAAATCAACCTTATTGGCACCAATGGTGTATCAGATGTGAGCGGTCGCCAGTAGGTAATTTCCCGCTTCCAGAGACGAAGGAGGACGTATGGCACGACAGCGACGAAGCATCACCGACATAATCTGCGAAAACTGCAAATACCTTCCAACGAAACGCTCCAGAAATAAACCCAAGCCAATCCCAAAAGAATCTGACGTAAAAACATTCAATTACACGGCTCACCTGTGGGACATCCGGTGGCTAAGACATCGTGCGAGGAAATGACAATGGGTTATTCACAGTTAAGTGATTTTGAAATTAACCGAATGGTAGGAGACATAATTTTTAAAGGCCTTTGGGCATGTAAGCCGGAAACGTCAGGGAATAACACCAACAAATGGTATTACGGAAACGCTGATACAACTTTTGAGCCATTAAACCATTTACCTGACTACTGCAATGATCCGAGTGCCTCATGGCCGATTATTGAGAAACACAGGATTTCTATCTTAGACCAGTTAACTGAATGGTGTGTGGATGCAAAAGGCGTAAGCCCAATATTTGATACCAGACCTCTCCGCGCCGCCATGATTGTCTTTCTCATGATGCAGGACGCCAATAATGCTTAGCCCATCCCAATCCCTTCAATACCAGAAAGAAAGCGTCGACCGAGCTTTAACGTGCGCTAACTGCGGTCAGAAGCTTCATGTGCTGGAAGTTCACGTGTGTGAGCACTGCTGCGCAGAACTGATGAGCGATCCGAATAGCTCAATGTACGAGGAAGAAAACGATGAATAACGTCAAGTCATATTCACCCAGAGAGCAGGACTACATCAGGCGTGTAGCTGGTAAGGTTCCTGCAGACGTTATGGCTGCAGCGCTTGGAAGAACCAGAAACAGCCTGGTTAACTGGGCTAATCGCCATGGAATAAGCCTGAGAGTTCCTTATGGAATACTTAAAAAGCACTGGCCTGAATATGCTGAAAAAATGACAAAAGGTGGACGCAATGGCGCTAAAGAGAGATAAGTTTGATGACGTTTTCTCCCAACTGGTTAGGGAGCGAACGGACTGGCAATGCGATTACTGCGGACGATCATTTCACCACGAAAGACAAAAACTCCACTGTTCCCACTTCAAATCCCGACGACACAAAGCCACCAGATACCATCCCTATAACGCCTTCGCCCACTGCGTTGGCTGTCACCGAAAACTTGAAGAAGACCCATACGAATTCACCGCGCATGCGGAGATTGTCTATGGGGAGATGACAATAGAACGTGTAGCGCGTCTGGCGTGCGTTCCTGTGCGATTAAAGCCGTGGCAGATGGAAGAGCTATACCAGCATATGAAAAGCGAACTGAAGCGGTTACAGGAACTAAGGTCGCATGGTGTTACAGGGCGCATCGATTTCACATTGCCAGACTGGTATCAGGACGGAATTCAACTCCGCATGGGGGAATCTCAATGTGCAGCATAACCAGCATTAACCATGCAAAACAGCAGCGTGAACGTGACGAAGCTGAATTGCGCAGCATCAGAGAGATGACGGAGCAACATCAGAAGGCAATGAATTATCTGCATGATCGAGAGCGCGAACTGGTGAACCGGCTTGGATTGAACAAGCCGTCGGGAGGCAATGCTGCATGAGTATACGAGAATTGAACCTCACTAAAGAGCAGCATGACTGGCTTAATGGGTGGCTTGAGCTATGGGGGGCATGGGTTTATTCAGGAAGACTCGAAAAACGCATGAGCAGCGTTATAGCGCAGTTTATGGAGAGGGTAGAACCATCAAGAGTGATGACAAGGCCAATGTGCAATGATGATGACGGAATGTTGATTTCTCAGGTCGTAGATTCCGTTATGCGCATCGACACAAAGGCCTTTGGCATTCTGCTTAGCTATTACGCACATGGTTCCTCTAAGTACGCCATATCATCCTACTATCACAAGACTGCAAGTCCCCGCAAAATGTCAGGCCGCGGCGGAGAAAGGATGCGCAAGCCATCTCTTATTACCTGTCGGAGAGAAGTAGATGACGTACTCAAGGCATCCCTGTTCATGCTTTATCAACCGATGCTAAATGCCTTCAATAGTCGTAAACGTGTGGATAAAATTAAACATGTTGCATAGATTGTGTTGACATCCATGAGCAAATGAGCAATCATAAGCGAATAAGCTGCCGTTAGTGACTCTTAAGTTGCAACGGTGGCTTTTTTTATTTGGGTCAGTCGTATAAAGGTCATTACGGAAGGCTGTTAACCTTCTTATCGTGGTTCGAGTCCACGCTGTCCCGCCAGACATGCTGGTTTAGCTCCAATGGTAGAGCAGTCGCCTTGTAAGCGAATGGGTAGCGGTTCAAGTCCGTTAACCAGCACCATAACTGAGCCGTAGCCACTGGCTATCCTGAATTCATCAGTGATAGTTACGCTGCGGCCTTCTACACATGACCTTCGTGAAAGCGGGTGGCATGAGGTTGCGCTAACAACCTCCTGCCGTTTTGCCCGTGCATATCGGTCACGAACAAATCTGATTACTAAACACAGTAGCCTGGATTTGTTCTATCAGTAATCGACCTTATTCCTAATTCAATAGAGCAAATCCCCTCAATGAAGGGGTAGAGCATGTACCGTATGGACAAAATCAGAGAATGGTTCAGTTACAGCTTCGGAGGACTGACTGCGATGGGTGGCATTCTCTCCCTGAATGACTGGGCTGTAATCATTGGTATTCTTTGTACTGTCGGCACATTTGGCATCAACTGGTACTACAAACGCAAAGAGCGTGAGGACAGATTGAATGGCAATGTCACCGGCACTACGAAATAGCGTAATAGCGGCGATAAGTGGCGGGGCTATTGCTATAGCATCTGTGTTAATCACTGGCCCCGGTGGTAACGATGGTCTGGAAGGTGTCAGATACAAACCATACAAGGACGTAGTTGGTGTATTGACTGTGTGTTATGGCCACACCGGAAAAGACATCATGCTCGGTAAAACGTATACCGAAGCAGAATGCAAATCCCTCCTGAATAAAGACCTAGCTACTGTCGCCAGACAAATTAACCCGTACATCAAAGTCGATATACCGGAAACAACGCGCGGCGCTCTTTACTCGTTCGTCTACAACGTGGGTGCTGGCAATTTCAGAACATCGACGCTTCTTCGCAAAATAAACCAGGGCGATATCAAAGGCGCATGTGATCAGCTACGGCGCTGGACATACGCTGGCGGTAAGCAATGGAAAGGGCTGATGACTCGCCGCGAGATTGAGCGTGAAGTCTGTTTGTGGGGGCAGCAATGAGCATGATTTGCTTTTTCATGGCAGCGTTGCTCGCATTCAATGGCAACGATGCGTGGCCGTGGTTTCTGGCCGTTGGGGTGTTGATGTCATGAGTCGGTTAACCGCGATTATCTCCGCTCTGGTTATCTGCATCATCGTCTGCCTGTCATGGGCTGTTAATCATTACCGTGATAACGCCATCGACTACAAAGACCAGCGCGATAAAGCCACATCTATCATCGCTGACATGCAGAAGCGTCAACGTGATGTAGCAGAACTTGATGCCAGATACACAAAGGAGCTTGCTGATGCTAACGCGACTATCGAAAGTCTTCGTGCTGATGTTTCTGCTGGTCGTAAGCGCCTGCAAGTCGCCGCCACCTGTGCAAAGTCAACGACCGGAGCCAGCAGCATGGGCGATGGAGAAAGCCCAAGACTTACAGCAGATGCTGAACTCAATTATTACCGTCTCCGAAGTGGAATCGACAGGATAACCGCGCAGGTTAACTACCTGCAGGAGTATGTCAGGACTCAGTGCCTGAAGTGATTCGTCAACCAATAAACAGAACAGCCTGACTTCGGTCGGGCTTTTTTATACCCAAATTTCACCGCGCATTCTCGTGCGCATATCAACCAAGAGCCTTTCGGGGTAGAGCTTGAGATAGGGCAGTGGTAACGCTGACCGCTCTTGGGCTGCCCGTATCTACGAGAACAGGCTCAACCACCAAAAGGTATCAGCGAAATGAAATCATTAACCCTCTTCAATCAACCAATCCGTGTCGGTGAAGACGGCATGATCTGCCTCACCGATATGTGGAAAGCCAGTGGCAAAAGTGATGCTGAATCTCCGTACCACTATCTGCGAAACAAGCAGACCAAGGAGTTCCTAGCCGAATTGAAGAAAAACCACGAATCTGTGGTTTTAACGACGCGCGGCGTACACGGCGGAACCTATGGCGGTAAATTTGTTGCTTACGATTATGCGGCCTGGTTAAACCCCGGGTTCAAGTACGCGGCCTATAAAGTCCTCGATGACTACTTCACCGGAGAGCTTCATCATCGCAACAGCTTAAGTGCGCAGCTCAACATGAAATGTCATGAGTTTGACCAGAAGAAAGACATGGCGAGCTTCTGCGGACAAGGCCTCGCGGCATGGCGCTACACGAAGCCTGGTTTGATCGCTGAGATTAACACCCTGGCTAACCAGCTGCAGATTACGATCCCTGGGCTGCCAGGATGAGTAATCGCGTCATTGAATGCGCCTCCAGAGCGGGGCGCGACTTCTCAGAGTTCATGAATGGCGAGAAGGGCATGATGGAAGCGTTGGCCTCGGTGGATGAGTTTGGCGAGCAGCTGCGCCTCAACGGCTGTGTCAATCATCACTTTGTCAGCTACATGATGCGGAACTCGATCATGCAGGCATTCATGGACATGGCAAAAGCCGAGAAGAAAGAAGAGCGCCGGCGTAAACGAGCGGAAGCAAAAGCGAAGTAGCCATTACAAAGCCTATCTACGGGTGGGCTTGATAATGAAACCTGAGTTTATTTCCTGTCAAACAATATTCAATTAGCAGCAGTGCAGCTAAACAACCCAAGCCAGTAAGTGGGGAAATAACACTGGCAGCCACTGAAAGATGAACCTCCTGCCTTATGGCAAAAAAGATTCTTTGTGGTGGCGGACTGATGGAAAGACATCCTAATCAAGCAACCACTCCATAGGGTCATAATTATGAACGACCAGCAAATCGAAAAAGAAATCGTTGAGAAAGGCAAAACGGCACCGCGAATCACCCCGCAGCACATCGAAGACGTGATTAAAAGCGAGCATTACTTTACTGCTTATGATGGACGAAATGGTGCCATTTCCAGCAACGAATATTGTGGCAGGGAAAAACCAGAAGAAGGCGATCGTGATTTATCACCATTGAAGCTGCTCACTTTCTGCGTACTGGTGCTGAAGAATGGCTTCACCGTCACCGGAGAGAGTGCCTGTGCAAGCCCTGAAAACTTTGATGCAGAAATTGGTCAGAAGATTGCCCGGCAAAATGCTGTAAACAAAATCTGGATGCTCGAAGGTTACTTGCTGAAGCAGAAGCTAAGCGAACAGTAGTTATTACAAAAGCCATTCCCTACAGAGTGGCTTTGATAATGGCTTATACCCTACACGGGATAACTTAACTGATATCCCTTTTAACGGATAAACGGAGCCAACAATGGCAGAGATTATTCCCATGACTGAAGAACAGAAATTCCAGTTAGAGATTTACAAACTGGTCATGAACCAGAACGCAGCCGCAGAAGAAGTATTTCAATTCATCGGCACTGATGAGCTGAAGCTTGAGTTATTCAAGATTCACTTCCAGTCAGGCGGCGCTAATTCTGATATCACGACCCGCACTATCGAAGCGGTGCGTAAATCGAAGGAAGCGTTAGACCTGTTCACTACCGGAGCATAAACATGGCGCGCCCAACGAAGTATCAAGAGGCGTATGCCGAACAGGCACGCAAACTGTGCTTGCTGGGCTATACAGACGCCGAACTCGCGGACTTCTTTGAAGTTAGCGAGGCAACAATCAACAATTGGAAATTGGAATATCCGGAGTTTTTAGAGTCCATAAAAAAGGGTAAGTCCGTCGCTGATGCAGAAGTTAGTGATCGTCTTTATCAACGCGCTATGGGCTTCGTGGCTCCAGACATCGATATTCGTGTTATTGAAAACAGAATTGTCGAAACTCCTCTTGAGAAGTATTACCCGCCTGATACAACAGCTGCCATCTTCTGGCTTAAGAACCGACAGAAGGATAAATGGCGCGACAAGGTTGATCACGAGCTAACAGGCAAAGACGGCGGCGCAATCCAGATTGAAACATCACCGATGAGCACTCTATTCGGAAAATGACCTCGATTAATCCTATCTTTGAACCGTTCATTGAGGCGCATCGCTACAAAGTCGCCAAAGGCGGTCGAGGTAGCGGTAAGTCATGGGCAATCGCAAGGCTGCTTGTTGAAGCGGCGCGTCGGCAGCCGGTGCGCATCCTCTGTGCTCGTGAACTGCAAAACAGTATCAGCGATTCGGTAATCCGACTGCTTGAAGACACCATCGAGCGTGAAGGGTATTCGGCTGAGTTTGAAATTCAGCGTTCAATGATTCGTCATCTCGGAACGAATGCTGAATTCATGTTCTACGGCATAAAAAACAACCCGACTAAGATTAAATCGCTCGAAGGTATTGATATCTGCTGGGTGGAAGAAGCGGAAGCGGTAACGAAGGAATCATGGGATATCCTGATACCAACCATCCGCAAGCCGTTTTCCGAAATATGGGTGAGCTTTAACCCGAAGAACATACTCGACGATACCTATCAGCGATTCGTCGTAAATCCTCCCGATGATATTTGCCTGCTGACGGTGAACTACACCGACAACCCGCACTTTCCTGAAGTTCTCCGTCTGGAGATGGAAGAGTGCAAACGCAGAAATCCGACACTGTATCGTCACATCTGGCTTGGTGAGCCAGTGAGCGCAAGTGATATGGCAATCATCAAACGTGAATGGCTTGAAGCCGCAACCGATGCGCACAAGAAACTCGGATGGAAAGCGAAAGGCGCTATTGTCTCTGCGCATGATCCATCAGATACAGGGCCAGATGCTAAAGGTTATGCATCGCGTCACGGTTCGGTAGTTAAGCGCATTGCCGAAGGTCTGCTGATGGACATCAACGAGGGTGCTGACTGGGCTACTTCGCTGGCGATTGAAGACGGCGCTGACCACTACCTGTGGGATGGTGATGGTGTTGGTGCCGGGCTACGCAGACAGACAACGGAAGCGTTCTCCGGCAAGAAAATCACCGCCACGATGTTCAAGGGCAGCGAATCGCCATTCGATGAAGATGCGCCGTATCAGGCCGGAGCATGGGCTGATGAAGTCGTGCAGGGAGACAACGTTCGCACTATTGGCGATGTGTTCCGCAATAAGCGAGCGCAATTCTATTACGCGCTGGCTGACAGGCTGTATCTGACATATCGGGCGGTTGTCCACGGTGAGTATGCAGACCCCGACGACATGCTGAGTTTCGACAAAGAAGCGATAGGCGAGAAGATGCTGGAGAAGCTGTTTGCAGAACTGACGCAGATTCAGCGCAAATTCAATAACAACGGGAAGCTGGAGCTAATGACTAAGGTCGAAATGAAGCAGAAGCTCGGTATTCCATCTCCTAACCTGGCTGATGCGCTGATGATGTGTATGCATTGCCCGGCATTGGTCCGCGAAGAAACAGAAATATACGTTCCCTCATCCTCCGGTTGGTAAACATGGCAGAGACATTAGAGAAAAAACATGAGCGGATCATGCTCAGGTTTGACCGCGCCTATTCTCCACAGCAGGAAGTGCGCGAAAAGTGCATTGAAGCTACGAGGTTTGCTCGTGTCCCCGGAGGTCAATGGGAAGGAGCAACGGCGGCTGGAACTAAGCTTGATGAGCAGTTCGAGAAGTATCCTAAGTTTGAAATCAATAAGGTAGCAACTGAACTTAACCGCATCATTGCAGAATACCGCAATAACAGAATCACCGTTAAGTTTCGTCCTGGTGACAGAGAGGCAAGCGAAGAGTTAGCCAATAAATTAAATGGTCTGTTCCGTGCTGACTACGAAGAAACTGATGGCGGTGAGGCTTGCGATAATGCATTTGACGACGCTGCTACTGGTGGTTTCGGTTGCTTCCGTTTGACGTCGATGCTGGTCAATGAATACGACCCCATGGACGATCGTCAGCGCATTGCTATTGAACCAATATACGACCCGTCTCGCTCTGTGTGGTTTGACCCTGATGCTAAGAAGTACGACAAATCTGACGCGTTGTGGGCTTTCTGTATGTACTCACTTTCTCCGGAGAAGTACGAAGCAGAATATGGCAAGATGCCTCCTGCTTCGCTCGATGTAACAACGATGACCAGTTGGGAATATGACTGGTTTGAGTCCGAAGTGGTTTACATCGCCAAATACTACGAGGTTCGCAAGGAATCAGTTGACGTCATCAGCTATCGCCAGCCATTAACCGGGGAGATTGCTACCTACGACAGCGACCAGATCGAAGAGATTGAAGATGAACTGGCTGACGCTGGGTTCGTTGAAGTAGCTCGACGATCTGTGAAACGTCGCCGTGTTTATGTCTCCGTGGTTGATGGTCAGAACTTTCTTGAGAAGCCGCGCCGCATCCCTGGTGAGCATATCCCGCTGATTCCTGTGTATGGCAAGCGCTGGTTCATTGACGATATCGAGCGAGTCGAAGGTCATATCGCAAAAGCGATGGACCCGCAGCGCCTGTACAACCTTCAGGTGTCGATGCTGGCTGATACAGCAGCGCAAGACCCCGGGCAGATTCCTATCGTTGGTATGGAGCAAATCCGAGGCCTTGAAAAGCACTGGGAGGCTCGCAACAAGAAACGACCAGCATTCCTTCCGTTGCGTGAGGTGAAGGATAAAGCCGGGAACATTATCGCCGGAGCAACGCCAGCAGGTTACACGCAGCCAGCAGTCATGAATCAGGCTCTGGCTGCGTTACTGCAGCAGACCAGCACAGACATTCAGGAAGTAACTGGCGGTAGCCAGGCAATGCAACAGATGCCGAGCAACATCGCTCAGGAAACCGTTAACAACCTGATGAACCGTGCTGATATGGCATCGTTCATCTACCTGGACAATATGGCGAAGAGCCTGAAACGTGCCGGTGAAGTATGGCTGTCAATGGCTCGAGAGGTATACGGTTCGGAACGTGAGGTTCGTGTCGTTAACGAGGATGGCACAGACGACATCGCGCTAATGAATGCTCAGGTCGTCGATCGCCAGACTGGGCGAGTGGTTGCACTGAATGACCTCTCAACAGGTCGCTACGATGTCACCGTGGATGTTGGCCCAAGCTATACGGCGAGACGTGACGCAACCGTATCAGTACTGACAAATGTACTTAGCACGATGTTACCGAACGACCCAATGCGCCCTGCTATTCAGGGGATCATCCTGGATAACATCGACGGTGAAGGCCTGGACGACTTCAAAGAGTACAACCGCAATCAGTTGTTAACCTCTGGCATCGTTAAGCCGCGTAATGAGAAAGAGCTGCAGATTGTCATGCAGGCTCAGCAGGCAGCAGCTAACCAGCAAAATCCTGAAATGGTTCTCGCTCAGGCTCAGATGGTTGCGGCGCAGGCTGAAGCACAGAAAGCAACGAATGAAACGGCGCAAACTCAAATTAAGGCATTCACCGCACAACAGGATGCAATGGAGAGTCAGGCCAATACCGTTTACAAGCTGGCTCAGGCCAGAAACATCGACGACAAAGCCGTCATGGAGGCTATCCGCCTGCTTAAAGACGTGTCTGAGTCGCAACAATCACAAATCCCCACATCGCCACAGTTACCGGCAGACTTAATGCCGAGTTAATCAGGAGTAATCAATGGAAAACGAACTGATCATCGACGGTCAGGTTATTGACCTGTCTGAAAAACAGGAATCAGCCGAAGAAGCAACCACTGAAAAGCCGCAACCTGAGGAGAAAGTCCAGGAAAAGGAAGAAAAGGTGGAGGCCGAGAGTGAACAGACCGATGAGCCGCAGGAAGAATACTCCCTGCGCGTCGGTGATGAGGAAATTCCACTGACGGAAGAGGATGACGATCACGTTGATGGTCAGCCTGCGCCGCAGTGGGTGAAGGATTTACGCAAAGGGTTTAAAGAGACACAAAAAGAAAACCGTGAACTGCGACGCCAGCTTGAGGAAGCTCTAGCCAAGCCAGCGGAACAGCAACCAACACAAACACAATCAGATGCTATTACACCAAAACCGACGCTTGAATCGTGTGACTACGATGAAAAGGCGTTTGAGCAGGCACTGACTGACTGGCATGAGAAAAAGAGCCGTGCCGAACAGCAGAAAAAGCAGCAGCAACGTCAGCAGCAAGAGGTTATACAGCGATTACAGCAGCGCCTTGAGAAGCATAACGAACGTGCGGCCAGACTTCCTGTTAAAGACTATCGGGAGACTGAGGAAATTGTTCGACGTGAACTTCCGGCCATTCAGCAGGAAATCCTGATCCATGCAGCAGACGAGGGTTCTGAACTGATTGCCTACGCACTCGGGAAGAACCAACAACTACGCCAGCGTGTAGCCGCTGAGACAGACCCAATTCGCGCAGCATTCCTCTTAGGCCAGATTAGTAAGCAAGTTAGCCTTGCACCGAAGCCTAAGAAAGCCCCAAAACCAGAGCCGGAAGTTCGTGGTGGCGGTGCTGATGCGAAACAAGACGACTTCAACAAACTCTGCCCCGGCGCAACAATCGAATAGGAAAAGCTAAATGGCTACCAATAACAAACTAGACAGCAACGTCAGTCAAATTGTTCTGAAAAAATTCCTGCCGGGCTTTATGTCCGACCTTGTTCTCGCTAAAACCGTAGACCGTCAGTTACTGGCAGGTGAAATCAACTCCAACACTGGCGACAGCGTTAGTTTTAAACGTCCGCATCAATTCTCATCCCTGCGTACTCCCACTGGTGATATTTCAGGACAAAATAAAAATAACCTGATCTCAGGTAAAGCTACGGGGCGTGTAGGTAACTACATCACTGTTGCTGTTGAATATCAGCAACTGGAGGAAGCGATCAAGCTTAACCAACTGGAAGAAATTCTCGCGCCGGTTCGCCAGCGAATCGTTACCGACCTTGAAACAGAGCTTGCTCACTTCATGATGAATAACGGTGCGTTGTCACTTGGTAGCCCCAATACTCCAATCACCAAATGGTCTGATGTTGCGCAGACGGCATCTTTCCTGAAAGACCTCGGCGTTAATGAAGGTGAAAACTATGCTGTAATGGATCCATGGTCTGCACAGCGACTTGCTGATGCGCAGACTGGTTTGCACGCTTCAGATCAATTGGTTCGTACTGCATGGGAGAATGCACAGATCCCAACCAATTTTGGCGGCATTCGCGCACTGATGTCTAATGGGCTTGCCTCTCGTACGCAGGGGGCATTTGGCGGAACACTGACAGTCAAAACACAGCCAACTGTTACCTATAACGCAGTTAAAGACTCATACCAGTTCACTGTAACATTGACCGGAGCGACAGCCAGCGTTACAGGTTTCCTGAAAGCTGGTGATCAGGTTAAATTCACCAATACCTACTGGCTGCAACAGCAGACCAAACAGGCGTTGTATAACGGAGCCACACCAATTAGCTTCACTGCAACGGTTACTGCTGATGCTGATTCAGACGGCAGTGGCGATGTGACGGTTACGCTTTCTGGTGTTCCGATTTATGACACTACAAACCCGCAGTACAACTCTGTAAGTCGTCAGGTAGCGGCAGGCGATGCCGTATCTGTAGTAGGCACTGCTAGCCAGACAATGAAGCCAAACCTGTTCTATAACAAGTTCTTCTGTGGACTTGGCTCTATCCCACTGCCGAAACTGCACAGTATTGATTCTGCTGTTGCAACATATGAAGGTTTCTCCATCCGCGTACATAAATACGCAGATGGCGATGCCAATGTGCAGAAAATGCGTTTCGACCTGCTGCCGGCCTATGTGTGCTACAACCCGCACATGGGCGGGCAATTTTTCGGCAATCCATAACCATAAGGGGCTTCGGCCCCTTCTTTTTGAGGAGACAAAATGGATCGCATGAGTGTATTTCTTACCGCTGATAACGAAGCCGGTTATGTTCAGGCAGTTATTGCAGAAAAAGACTTCCCGATTTACGAAAAGCTAGGCTTCGTTGCATCAGTAGACGACCTGAAGCCAGCAACCAAGCGCGGACGTAAGGCGGCAGATAATGGCAACGACTCTGACAAAGGGTGACATCGTACTTTTCGCTCTGAGAAAGCCAGCAATTGCATCAAATGCGTCACTTACCGATGTCGAGCCTCAGTCAGTAGAGGACGCCATTCAAGACCTCGAAAATATGATGTATGAGTGGCAGATTAATCCTGGCGATATCGGCTACCTGTTTGCGGCAGATGGCGAAGAACCTTTACCTGATGACGATTCAGGATTGCCTCGAAAATACATGCAGGCTGTGGGTTATCAGCTGATGTTGCGCATCCTTTCAGATTACAACCTTGAACCTTCCGCCGGAGTTCTGACTAACGCACAGCGCTCATACGACGCGCTTCTCACCGATACGCTGATAGTCCCATCGATGCGCCGGCGCGGTGACTTTCCAGTTGGGCAGGGCAACAAGTACGACGTATACACAGCAGATCGCTATTACCCTGGCGACTTACCGCCAATTGATGGTGATGTGCCAAATCCATAGGTGAGTAAATGCCGATTCAGCAATTGCCGTTAATGAAAGGAGTCGGTAAAGACTACCATAACGCCGACTATATCGATTATCTGCCAGTGAATATGTTGGCAACACCGAAAGAAGTCCTCAACTCATCGGGTTATTTACGCTCATTCCCCGGCATATCCAAGCGCGGAGACGTTAACGGTGTATCGCGTGGTGTCCAGTACAACACCGCTCAGAACGCCGTATATCGGGTTTGCGGTGGCAAGCTGTATAAGGGGAATAGCGATGTTGGAGACGTTGCCGGGTCAGGCCGCGTATCAATGGCTCACGGTCGAACTTCTCAGGCAGTAGGTGTGAACGGTCAGCTTATCGAGTACCGATACGATGGCACCATTAAGACAATGGCAAACTGGCCTGCAGACAGCGATTACACGCAGTATGAGTTAGGCTCTGTTCGGGATATTACTCGCTTACGTGGGCGTTATGCGTGGTCAAAAGACGGCACTGATTCATGGTTTATCACTGACCTCGAAGATGAATCGCATCCTGACCGCTACAGTGCAGAATATCGCGCAGAATCGCAACCTGACGGGATAATTGGCATAGGTTCATGGCGAGATTTCATCGTCTGCTTTGGCTCGTCGACGATAGAGTATTTCTCGCTTACCGGAGCAACCACCGCTGGCGCTGCGCTGTATGTCGCACAGCCATCGTTGATGGTACAGAAGGGCATTGCCGGAACATACTGTAAAACGCCATTCGCTGACTCATATACATTCATCAGTCATCCGGCTACTGGCGCACCTTCCGTCTACATCATCGGGTCAGGGCAAGCTTCACCAATTGCGACGGCCAGTATTGAGAAGATTATCCGCTCATACACAGCTGAAGAACTGGCGACTGGTGTAATGGAGACTTTGCGCTTCGATTCTCATGAGCTTCTGATTATTCATCTCCCTCGTCATGTTCTGGTTTACGACGCATCGTCAAGTCAGAACGGACCGCAATGGTGTGTGCTGAAAACAGGTTTATACGACGATGTGTACCGCGCTATCGACTTCATTTACGAAGGAAATCAGATAACGTGCGGCGATAAGCTGGAATCGGTGACTGGGAAATTGCAATTTGACATTAGTAGTCAGTACGACAAGCAGCAAGAACACCTGTTGTTTACGCCCCTCTTCAAGGCAGATAACGCCAGATGCTTCGACCTCGAAGTTGAATCATCCACTGGTGTTGCTCAATACGCTGACCGCCTGTTCCTGTCTGCAACCACAGACGGAATCAATTACGGTGGCGAACAGATGATTGAGCAGAATGAGCCGTTTGTGTACGACAAGAGAGTTTTATGGAAGCGTGTAGGTCGTATTCGTCGATTAATCGGATTCAAACTGCGGGTAATCACCAAATCACCAGTAACACTATCCGGGTGTCAAATTCGTCTGGAGTAAAATATGGCAGACCCGTCACTTAATAATCCTGTCATTATTCAGGCCACTCGTCTTGATGCCTCAATCCTCCCCCGCAACGTCTTCAGCCGGTCTTATCTGCTCTACGTAATCGCGCAGGGGGCTGACGTTGGTGCTATTGCGGGAAAGGCAAACGAAGCAGGGCAAGGTGCCTATGACGCGCAGGTAAAGAACGATGAGCAGGATGTTGAGCTTGCAGACCACGAAGCGAAAATTCAGCAGTTACGCATCGACGTAGACGACCATGAAATCCGTATTACTGCAAATACCAATGCAATTGCGACGCTGGATGTCAGACTAACCACGGCTGAAGGCGAAATAGTCACCTTACAGGCTGATGTCAGCGCTCTTGATGGTAGAGTGGCGACGGTTGAAGGAAATATTTCTGCATTGCTGGCTGATTACGTATCGAAAACAGCCACCGCAACACAATCGCTGGCGTCACCTCTCAACGTGACAACGTCCTATTCAGTTGGCGGTACTAAAGTTATCGGTGCTCGACAGACCGGATGGACAGCAGCAACAGGAGCTGCGCTTCTCGGTGCATTCAACGCTAACCAGGCATACACGGTCAGTGCCACATATACGCAGTCTGAGGTATCAGCTATGGCTACCGGATTGCAGCAGGCGCGGCAGCGTATCAAAGCTCTCGAAGATGCAATACGAACTCATGGATTGATCAACTGATGATTACATTCACTCCCACCCGAAACATCGACCTGATAGAAACGGTCGGCAACCATCCCGACATCATCGCCGGGAGTAACAACGGTGACGGATACGACTACAAGCCTGAGTGCCGCTATTTCGAAGTGAACGTACATGGTCAGTTCGGTGGCATCGTGTATTACAACGAGATTCAGCCGCTGACATTTGACTGCCACGCCATGTATCTGCCTGAGATTAGAGGATTCAGTAAGGAAATCGGGCTGGCGTTCTGGCGATACATTCTCACCAACACCTCTGTTCAATGCGTCACTTCGTTTGCTGCACGCAAATTTCGCCACGGTCAGATGTACTGTGCAATGATTGGCCTTAAGCGTGTAGGAACCATCAAGAAATACTTCAAAGGCGTGGATGACGTGACGTTTTACAGCGCCACACGCGAAGAACTAATCGACTTCCTGAATCACGGGAGATAAACATGTTATATGCATTTAAGCTGGGCAGAAAACTGCGCGGCGAGGAGCCTTATTGCGCTGAAAAAGGCGGAAAAGGTGGCTCATCAAGCAGCGGAGCAAAAGAGGCCGCAAGAGCAACACAGTACGCCGCAGACCTGCAAAACCAACAATTCAATCGTGTGATGGAGCAGTTGGCACCTTACGCCGCCGCAGGTTTGCCGGCTCTCCAGCAGATTCAGCAGCTGTCAACACTGGAAGGTCAGAACAGTGCTCTCAATCAGTATTACAACTCAGACCAGTATAAACAATTGGCTGATCAGGCTCGCTATCAAAGCCTGAATGCAGCGGAAGCCACCGGAGGTCTTGGCTCTACAGCAACATCAAACCAAATTGCATCCATTGCACCAACGCTCGGGCAGAACTGGTTGTCAGGGCAGATGCAAAACTATGGCAACCTGTTAAACGTTGGTCAGTCTGCGGCAGCAGGCCAGGCATCGGCAGGACAGAACTATGCAAATAACGCAGGTAATCTTGCACAACAGATGGCGGCTATCCGCTCTCAGGGTTCTGGTCAATCCACGCTTGGAAGTGCCATTAGCGGGGGTACGAGTGGTGCGCTTGCAGGTGCTGGTATTGCAAGCCTGTTAGGTACTTCCACGCCATGGGGCGCTGGTATCGGTGCTGGTATCGGATTGCTTGGCTCACTCTTCTAAGGAGTTATCGTGGCTACATTTCAACTTGCTGGTTTGCCGTCAATGCAGGTGGCAAACCAAAACGCGCCCGGGCAGCCATCACTATCAAACTACGACTTTAGCCAGCGCCCAAACGTTGGAGTTCAACTTGCTCAGGGTCTTGGTGCAGTTGGTCAGGCAATACAGCAGAATGAGGCTGCTCAGAGGCTTTCTGACTTTCAAAAAGCTTTCGGTCAGGCTTATGCGGCAGGTGATCGGGACGCCTTGCGTCAACTTGCAGCCACCAATCCAGACCAGATTGAAACAATTCGTCAGGGCATGGGCTTTGTTGATGCTGACAGAAATCAGGCGATGGGCGATATGTCTGCACGATTGAATATTGCCGCCGCTCAGGGGCCTGAAGCGGTGATGCGAGAGCTTGCCACTCACCAGAATACACTGCAGCAAATTGGCGTATCTCCTGAACAGGCGTGGCAGACATATCAACAAAGCCCTGAAGGCTTCACGCAGTTAACAGACCTTATTGGGATGCACGCGGTAGGACCAGAAAAGTATTTTGATATTCAGGACAAGTTGACAGGTCGCGAGATTGATCGAGGTCGACTTGCTGAAACAATCCGCAGCAATAAAGCAGGGGAAGGACTTCAGGCTCGCGGGCAAAATATTACTATGCGCGGACAAGACATGTCAGCCTTTACAGCCCGCCGCGGTCAGGATTTGGCAATGCAAAGGGCAAACGCCAGAACGATATCAGGAGTTGAGGGGAATCGGGTCGTTCAGCTTGCAGATGGTAGAACAGTCAACATTGACGGAAAACTTCACGGCGCAGGGGCTAATGCATTTTACGAAGGTATTGACGATAACGGCAATATGGTTCGTGTCCCGGCAAGTGCTATTGCAGCGCCTCCAACGTCTGCAGCAAGCGCACAGAACTACGCGATGAAGAAAGACATTGACGCAATCGCAAATGCAGATGCTTCTGCTCTCGATTTCATGACTGGCATGACTGGCGGAGCAGGAAATCCGGCAATTGGTGCAGATGTTCGCAGCCGACTCACAGGCAAAGAACAACGACAGTTATATAACTCCGCACAACGTATTCAGGGAAGAATGCAGAATCAGGGCGTGGCAGCAGCAAGAGATATGGGCGCTAGCGGTATCAACACCATTGCAGAAGCGAAGATGTATTTTCAGGGGATGCCGCAAGTAGATTACTCTAGCCCGGAGGCTATGCAGCAGTCTATTCGTGAGATTCAGGAATACACCAACAATTACAACCAGCAGTACAATGTTGATGTTGGTAAATCGCAGTATCAGCAATCCCAACCTGTACAGAAATCACAGCCTGCATCCAACAGCAACTTTTCTTCACTATGGGGTGATTAATGGCTAAGGCATGGAAAGACGTTATTGCCTCTCAGCAATATCAGGCATTGGCACCAGAACAGAAGGCACAGGCTCAGGAGCAATACTTCAATGAAGTGGTTGCACCTCAGGCAGGCGATCAGGCTGAGCAGGCTAAACAGGCTTTCTATACTGCGTATCCGGTGCCGTCAGCAGAGCCTCAACAGGCACCGCAGGAAGCACAGCCACAAGATCGGGGGGGCTTCCTTTCTGACATCGTGAGCGCGGCAGCAGAAACAGGACGCGGAATGCTTCAGGCTGGAGTGAACCTGGCAAATATTCCTGCATCGATGGCTGATGCGGTTGCCAGCGCCGGCGCGTGGGCTGGCAAGCAACTAGGGTTAGGCGACGGAACTTATCAGCCCGCTCCTCGTGTTACTACTGAGGGGATTGCTCAAGATTTTGGTCTTCAGCAGGGAGCGCTAACCCCGCAAACAACAGAAGGGAAAATCTTCTCAGAAGCATTGCCCTATCTAACTCCGGTAGGAGCTGAACGTATTGCGGCGCAGGCTCCAACCATTGCCGGGAGGGTTGCACAAGGAGCATCTCGCTTGCTGGCAGAAAACGCAGTTGGATCTATGGCTGCAAATAGTGTGCAGGACAACCCTGAGGAACTCGCCACTGACCTCGGAACTGGTGTTGTACTTGGTGGGGCGATTAACCAGTTAGGTCGTGCCGCCGGCGCTGTATATCGTGGTGTGCGTGGTGCAATCTCTCCTGAAGCACAACAGGCAATCCGATTTGCTAACTCCGCAGATGTGCCATTGCACACAACCGATGTTTTGCCGCCAAACTCACGAGTCGGGCGCATGGCTCAAACAACGGCTGAAAACATCCCATTTGCCGGGACAAGTTCAATGCGAGCTAATCAGCAAGAAGCTCGCAGTCAGTTGGTAGATGAATTTGCATCACGGTTTGGTGAGTATGATCCGTCAATTGTTATTGGCAGCCTGAAGGCAAAAACATCAGGAATTCGGAAAGCAGCAGGGAACCGTCTTGAGCAAGTTCAGAGCGCAATGACAGGAGTCAACATTCAGCCAACGCGAGCAATTCAGCAGATAGATGATGAGATTGGAAAACTGCAAAAATTAGGGCAAGTTGCCGACACGGATACAATTAGCAAACTTCAGGCATACAGGAATGAATTGGCTAAAGGTGATGTTAACCTGGAACAGTTAAGCAGACTGAGAACGCAGTTTAGGATGGATGTCAGAGGAGAAAGGACACAAATGCCACCGCCAGCTGAGGCGGCAGTGCAGCGTGTATACAGGGCAATGACAGGAGACATTGATAACTCCATTGGCCAGAACCTTGGAAACGACACTCTGCGCAGATACAAGCAGGCCAATGCGGTATACGCAGATGAGGCTAGTAAGCTCCAGAATACCCGCTTGAAGAACGTTCTGATGAAAGGGGATCTAACTCCTGAAGTTGTCAACAACATGTTGTTCAGCAAGAATAAATCAGAAGTTCAGAATCTGTACCGGTCAGTCGGTCAGGTGGGGCGCGCTCAGATGCGCAACGGCATAATCGGAAAGGCCATGGAGAAATCAGGAGGCTCACCTGACCAGTTCCTGAGACAGATTAACCTGATGTCTAACCAGACCGGTATAGCTTTCAAAGGCCGTGATGCTGCGTATCTGAAGGGGATTAAGAATTATCTTGAGGCAACCAAGCGTGCTGGTCAGGCAGGAGTAACAACGCCTACAGGTCAGCAAACTATACCGTTCATCCTAGGTATTGGAACAGTAACTAACCCTGCACTGGTAGGTGTTGGTGGCGGGTATGGTTTGCTGGCAAGGATGTATGAGAGTGAACCAGCACGTAATGCAATGCTTCGTCTGGCTAACACGCCACGTGGTTCTACCGCATTCGAGAAAGCGTTATCTGATGTTGAGCGCATTGTTAACTCATTAGCTCAGGGAGCGAAATCTCAATCCTTAAGCGAATAAAAGTTTGCCCACCACAAGGCCGAAGATTAAGAAAGCAAAGTTCAATAAGTCACGTTCCATAAACCCTCCACTCTTTTAAGCAATTATAACCGACCTTAATGCAATGCTGCGCAAGTTTTGTATTGTGCGGCCTTGCTGTACCCGGAGCATAGTAAATGTCAGATATCACTGCCAATGTTGTAGTATCAATGCCGAGCCAGCTCTTCACAATGGCTCGATCTTTTAAAGCCGTAGCCAATGGAAAAATTTATATCGGCCAGATTGATACAGACCCTACCAACCCAGCAAACCAGATTCAGGTTTATGTTGAGAATGAAGACGGTTCTCACGTTCCTGTTTCGCAACCAATCATCATTAATGCTGCTGGTTACCCTGTATATAATGGACAGATTGCAAAGTTTGTGACTGTACAGGGACACTCGATGGCCGTTTACAGTGGCGGAAGTTCGTCAGTGCAGCAGTTCTACTTTCCAAATGTGTTGAAGTACGACCCTGATCAATTCAAACAACTTTTATCTACAGATGATGGTGCCGCATTAGTTGGCACGACGTCAGGATTGACTGTGCAGGAAGAAATAAATGATCTACATTCGAATGTTGGTATTATTAATGATAAATTAAACACAAAATCTTATGCATATCGTAATGCAAATTTACTGGCTTCAGCAAATAACTTATTGCGTGCTGGAGGAGAATTAAAAATAGTTTGTCAGGGAGACAGCGTTACTATAGGGCACGACACAATCAGTTCAGATGTTATAGCTCCTCCTAATAATAACCCATACACTGTTGCTCCAATTCAGTACCCCTCTCGGTTGCAGGAACGACTGTTAACATTAACAAATTCAAATGTTACTGTAATAAACCACGGATTTAGCGGTGATACGGCAAAACTTTCTTATGAACGGTGGCCTGATAACCCTCACTGTAACGTAGCGCATCTTATGCTGGGGATAAATGATAGCCAGGGAGTAGGCGGTGCAACGCTGGACGAATACGTTGAGTATATTGAAAAAATAATTAAAAGGTTTATTGATTGGGGTTGTGGTGTGGTGCTGCATACCACCACACCAATTAATTATGGTCAGAATGACGGTGGTTCACTTTTTGCTCAATATGCAAGGGCTGTAGCTAATCAATACGCTTGTCCCGTATTTGAAAGTGAGAGTGTTATCCAATATTGCAAATATAATTCTGTATATAGTGATGGAACTCATTTTAATAAATCAGGATATGCAAAGTATGGTGATGCTGTCGCGTCATTTGTTCTTGCTGGTTGCTGGGTTAGACCTGTCAGGAATATAGCTTCATATTCATCAATTCAGCCTGGTCGGGCATCTGAGGGGATCGGGTGGTTTGGGAAATTAACATCTCTATCACCTGATTACAACTTATCTTATGTCTGGAACGGTCAAGTTGGTAAAATATATCCTGGTGGTGTGCAGTCTTTTTCTTTCTTTCTTGATGCAGATGCCGCGGACGTATTTTTTACAGGTATTATTACAGGTTGCAAAATATCATTATCTGATCCTGTCGAATCAGTTGACGGATATTTGCCTGTAAATATAATGCCTCTGAAATCGTTTCCTAAAGAAATATCAGAAACAATGTCGTATACTACGCAACTCAGAAACTCAGACGGAAGAAAGTCATGGGCGGGCGCTCTTGTCGGTAGGGGTTGGAAGACTATTTATGTTAACAACACATCTTCAGATGCTGTTTATCTTAACTATTTAATTATTGAGCCTTGCGCCCCTGATAGCATAAATCAGGTAAATGGTGGGCAAGTTGTCCCGGGCGAAAAACAAGTATATTTATATAAATTCCCGTTTAATGGGATATCAAATCCAAGCACAAATTTACCAGCTCCTGCGCCAATTCCTTCTTCTGTAACCATTCCACTTCCAAAGGGAATGTTTAGACAATCACAAGAATGGAATGGGTACTACGATTCGTTTGTTATGGATATAACAATTAAATCTGATTTAACTGGAGGTAGTGATGGGATATACAAATATTCTTGTTGTTTTAAATCAGACGGAAGTCTTAATATATACAAAATATTTAAATCAGTAGCTTCTGGCATTGAGCCAACTTCTGGTAATATAGTTTGGGAGGACCCAACAACAGGCGAAACAGGTACTGGCTGGCCTGATTCCGCCACCGCTGTCTGTAAAATAGCTCTTAATTTCTCAGACTCAACTGCAGCATATTATACAATGGAAATTGAGTGCAATAACGTTATGAGAAGTTATGGTGGCAGAATGTACTAACGTGAAACTGAAAAGCAATCTTCACAGATTACTACAAAAATGATACGATACGCATCCATGCGCCAAAGGAGCAGAAAATGAACCGGATCGTATCTAAAATAATAGGGGTAGCAGCATTTTTAGTATTCCTATATTGTTCTGCGGAGTTAATATTTATAGTATTTGGCTTTATTCCGTTTAACGCATCGAGAATATTGTCTGATATTGTAATGATATTAATCATGCTGTATGCTTTTTACAAGCAAAAGAAGTTATATTAG